CACCAAGAATGACGGCGGCAAGATCGGCACCTGAGCGATTGCAACTTCATCCCCTGCCGGCCCGCCGGCCTGGGGTTGCCAGATGGCTGGCAACTCCGGGTCGGTGGGCCTTTTTACTGTGGCGCGGGCGCTGGCAAGCGCCCGGTAGGGGCTCGGAGGTGCGAGGTGACACGCGCGTGGTCGTCACGGAGCGTGGGTTTCCCCGCAGAGATGGGTGCTACGTGAAGCGCGCCGCAATATTTGAAGCCGCGCCGCTGCGATAAATAAAAGTCAGTGTACTTTTGCCAAGCGCAAAGGAATTGCAGAAAACTAAGACAGTCGGCTGCAACAGACCAGGTCAACCGCCTTTACGCTTCGCCCTGGACATACGTCAGGGCCGGGGCCTGTCCCTCGATCGCGCCGTCGCGCACGAAGACACGCTGGCCCACCGTTGCGGCGCCACGGGCGTGGATCACACCGCCACCGGGCAGCGTGATGGTGGCCACGCTGCCATTGATGGCGGTGACATCGCCCACTTCCAGCGGGCGCGCGGGCATGAGCGCCATGAATTCGCGGTAGAGGTTAGACATGGGTTTCGATCTCCACGGTTTGGCGCAGGCGCGGAAGGCTCCAGTCGATGGCGGTTTTTCGCACGATGCCCAGCACCGGGGTGTCGCCCAGGTAGCGCAAGAACTTGCCGGGCGTGATGACGCCGGTTTCTGGCAACACCTGCATGCTGAGCGTGACGCGCTGCTGCTTGCCGGTGTCCGAGATCTCAGCGATGCCGCGCTGGCGGTGGGCGTCCGCATGGGTGATGAGGGCGTGGTTGACCGGTGGCGCCAGCACGTTGCCTGCCGTGCCTGCCCGCGTGAAGGGGCCGAACACACCCGCGCCCACACCGCCGATGTACACGCGGTTGTAGGCGGGTTTCTCGATGTATTGAATGCCCTCGACCTCGGCGGCATTGGCCGGTATCTCGAGATCGGGTGCGATGGTGCCCCACTGCCAGGGTGCCAGCGGGTAGCGCGGCAGCACGCGCAGCGTGGCGGCGGTGGCGTGGGGCTGCACATAGCCGCCCACGGCACCCGCAATGTCGTTGATGGCGTCGATGTAGCTGCCTTGCATGGCCCAGGCGCCAGCGGGCACCAGCCAGTCCGCCAGGCCCCACTCCACCGTCCAGCCCAGGGGTACGCCGTTGACCGTGAGCACGTCGGCCATGAGCTGCTGCGCTGTGCGGTCCGACGTGTTCTGAAAGGACTGCCGTGGCGCCTCGTCGGAGCCCAGCACTGATGCCTTGCCCCGCCCGGAGACGGCCCAGCGTGTGCCGCCAAAGCGCCGGTCGCGGCCGGTGCGCTCCAGGCGCAGCCTAAAAGGCACACTGTTGACCAGCACAGCCAGCTCTGCGGGGTCGCCAGCGGCATCGCGGCCCAGGTGGGCGGCCGCGTCGTTGTGCAGCGAGGCGCTCCAGGACCAGGTCCACGATTGATAGTCGAGCGACATGCTGAACCCGTAGGCGCGCAGCTCGGCGCCGGTGTCAACGCGGTGCAGGGTGATGGTGTTGATCGTCACATAAACCTTTCTGACAGGCACCACCACCGTGGCGCCGGGTTCAGGGTCTGGCCCAGTGCCATGCCGCTCGCACACAAAAACCAGCCCTGCGCCGCCCGTCCACGGGTCGGCAAAAAGCAGGTGGCCGCTGGGCAGGTAGCAAGGGTCAAACGGCGGCACGGTAGGCGCCAACACGCTGCGGCCGGCGCCGGGGCGCATGGCCTGCTGAAACGGCCCCTGCCAGCCGATGCCGGCACGCTGGCCGGTCTGGACCTTGCCGGTGTTGCCGGCCTGCAGGTGGCGCAGCGCCTCTTGCCATGCCTGGGCAAGCGTCTGCCGGCGGTCGCGCAGCCCGTCCTGGTGGGGCAGGCCCAGGGGCGCGCCGTGGGCGGGGGTGCCTTGCTGCTGGCCGGTGCGCAGGCTGATGCGCGCGGAGCGGCTGGCGTCCTGGTGCGGGGCGGTCGTGGGGGGTGTGCCCAGCCGGGCAGCACCCTCGAACAGCGCGCGGCGGAAGGCCGCATAGCGCTGCGCCTCGGTGTGGGGCATGGCGGCGCTGCCCGCCGTGGGTGTGCCCGGCGTCCAGCGGGTTTGCATGCCCGCCGGTGACGCTCCCGTGCGCTGCATTGGGCTCTGTATGCCGCCCTCGCCGTGCGTGGCGATCTGCCAGGGCTGGAGCACCTGCCCAACGGTGGGGCGCGCGGCCCGGCTGACGTAGGTTGCTGCCGCGCGCAGGGTGATCGAGGGCAAGGCGCCGGTGAATGCCAGTGCGCGGATGTCGCGCAGGCGTGCCCGCAGGGTGAGCGCGGGCAGTGCGCCGTGGAGCGTGGCGCTGGCGGGGGGCACGACCGCCACATCGGTGGCGCCAAACACCAGGTCGGCCGGCGAACCCGCCAGCGGGGGGCTGGAAAAGAGCAGGTCTGCCGATGCCATGCTCAGCCCAGCACGCCGCTGGCCAGCGAGGTTTCGCCACCCTCGAACAGCACCAGGCCGGCGGCGCCGCCCGCGCTAAGCCACAGCTCGCCGGGGCCGTCGGGGGCACTCACATCGCAGTCGAGCACGGTGTCGCCCGCGCCGTTGACGATGCGCGCCCACACTGCGGTGTCGCTGATTAAGTTGAGCTGGGCGGCGCCGGGCAAGAGCGTGAGTTGCCCGGCGTCGAGTGTGGCGCTGGGCTTGAGCAAGGGCAGCTCCACGATCAGCGCGCTGGCGGGCGCGTCGGTGATGGCGGGGCGTACACCGCCGTACACGCGCACGCGGGCCACACCCGCGCCGGTGTCAAGGTGGGCGGCCAGCGCGGCCAGGCGCGCATCATTGGCGGCTGCGGCCAGGGCAATGGTCATGAGGGCATGATCTCCGGCGTGATGTTGTCGGCGATGACGGCGCGGTAGTTGCGCAGGTGGTCGTAGGCGGCAACGGTGTACTGCTGCAACTCATCCACGTACTGGAAGTCGTAGGCACCGGTGGTGGGGTCGCTCCACTGCTCGCGGATCACCATGCCATCGCGCTCGCGCCCCAGGCGCACGCGGCGGTACACGGGGGCGTCGGGCGTGCCTTTTTCCTTGACGGTGCCGCGCACCCGGCCTCGGCCGCCAAAGTACATGTCGCGCAGCGTGCCGTTGTGGTTTTGCAAGGTGACGCCCGTGGTGGCGGGCAGGCCAGGAGCCGCCGCCGACTGTGGGATGGTGGACGCGCGCGCCTGTGCCGCCCCGGTTCCGCTGGGCACAAGCGCGCCCTGCCGCACCTCCAGCACCTGCACGGCGCTGCCATAGCAAAATATCCCCGCCGTCAGATTGGTGTAGACGGTGTCCGCCGCTGTCGTATAACACAAGACCCCGCCCACGGAGATAGAAAACGCCCCGCCCGCCGTGCGGCTGGCGCGCAGCAGGTATGTGGACCCTATCACGAACGCGGGCAGGGGGCCGGTATAGGCGGCGCTTAAATTGGGCGCTTGCTCAACGCCATTCAACCACCGCGCCACCATCCAGGTCGTGTTGTCCAGGCCCGTCAGACGGTAGCCATTGGCCGTCGCGTCGCCCAGGAAGAACCCGAAGTGCTTTCGGTTGCCGGGGTCCGAGACGAATTTCACCTCCATCTCGACAAACGCGTCCACCGACGTGTCCAGCGCCGGGAGCATGTTGAGTTTGGTGAAGTTTTGCTGCACGCCACCGCTCACGTTGAGCGCTTGCGCCGCCGAATCCCAGGTGACACTGTTGCTGCCCAGCGTGTTGGTGTACTGGCCCGCCGGGTCGCTGGCAAAGGTCTCGGTGGCAGCGACGACACCGACGGTCGTGGACGTGGTGGTGGTGGCCCGTGGTCCGGGAAACAAGATGCCCGCCCACGCGACCACCGTAGTCCAGGCACTGCCGTCGCTGGACCGCATCAGGGTGGCGCTCTCGATAAACCCCGCCTGCACCGCGCCCGACCCGAACACCGCAGCGGTAATGTCCACGTCCACGCCAAAATCCCAGGTCAGGCCGAACCCCGATGCGGCGTAGCTGGCGCGCGGCCATGTGACATCGGATGACAAAAGCCCATCCTGGAGGTCGGCCACGGCCCCGGTAGCGGGGGCGATAGTACAGGTGAGCGGGGCGGCACCGTCTGCCCGCCCCGCCGAATCGTGCAATTGCACCTCGCTCAAAACGAGGTCGCCCATACCCCAGGAGTCCACCCCGCACAGGCGCCAATAGCGTGCTGCAGCCACGGCTTATCTCCAAGGGCCGGTGATGTCGAAAAACACCGCGCCGTAATACGTGCTTGTGGTGCCCCACGAATTGCCGCTCGCCCCCACACGCAGCGCGCGCAGGGTGCGGCCCGCCAGCACGGGGTCGGTCGGGGCCACCGTGTCCCCGGTAACGAAGGCGTCTTGCGCGTTCTGCGGGACGTGGTGGACGCCAGGAAACGTGCCGCGCAAACCGCCACCCGACTGCACGAGCAGCTTGCAGAAAAGCAGTCCGTTGTCCGCGTTGTTGGGGTACGCGAACGGGCCATAGGCTGGATTTCCAGAGTAGGCGTCGCCGTTGCTGATGTGCATTGCACCCACATGCACCGCCCCGACAGACCCGCCGAGCGCATTGGACGCCCTGGCAATGTACGCATTGGCGCCGGCCTTGCTGCTGTAGCCAAGGCACTCCGCGATAGAGGCGGTATCCGTTCGGTCGCCAGCATTGCACGCCAGCGCGCAGCCGTAGGCGTCGCCGGACTTGTTGGAAACAAAGTCTCCGAACTGGTGCACGGTGTAATTGGTGCTGTAGCCGCCCGGTGCCACGCACAGGAAAAACGCGCGGCTGTCCCCCGCCACAAACCAGGGCCGTGCGGTGGCGTTGGCCTGCCAGCTTTTGCTCCAATACCCCCCGCCAGAGATTTGGGAGGCCAGAGGGAACGGCGCCACCCCCGTGTTGGCGTCGGTCATGGCCTCGTAGCCCACCACGCGGGCGTTGGTGGTGCCGGAATCGTCCACGCGCAGCAGCATGCCGGTGGATGCCACATCGGACGCCTTGTAGGCCGCGATGTTGGTGGCGGTGAACGCCTTGGCCCAGCCCAACGGCGCCAGCTTGATGCTGATGGTGCCGGTGGCCGTGCCATCGGCCTCGGTGGTGGCCCACGCCACGCTGTTGCTGGCCGTGCTGGTCACGCGCTGCTCGCCATTGAGCCCGGCCGGCGTGGCGCCGGCCACCAAAATGATCGAGTCCTTGGCCGCTGCGGGCGCTGCGGGCAGCGTGGCCGTGGCGATGCCGCCGCTGATGACCACGGACGTTGCTGTCTGCAGGCCAAAGCCGTTGAGCAGGCAGGCATCGAGCACGGCGATGAGCGCGCCGGCCGTGCCGGACAGCACGGGTGCGCCGGGCATGGCGCTGTGGAAATGTTTGACGGGAAAGGTCGCCATGTTGCTGGGCTCCTGGGATTAAGGGCGGTTCACATCGCCGCGCACGAGCACGGCGAACTGGTCGTTGATGACGGTTTCGGGGCCTTGCTGGATGGTGCGGACCATCCACACCGGGAACAGCGCGCCCACGGTGTTAAATCGCAGCACGTTGCCGGCCGTCCAGCCCGCGCCCCAGCCGGTGGCCTTGAGCGTGAAATAGGGGCTGCCCGTGGCGGGGTTGACGGGCGCGCAGTCGGTGGCGGTGTTGCCGCTGGCGATGACGCCGACATGCTCGCCGATCACGTCAAACGCCGTGGTGTTGGTAAAGCGCACGGCCCAGCGCTCGGTGCTGGCGCCGGCGTTGGTGACGACGAGGGGGGCCAGGATGTCGTTGTAGGTGGCCACGGCGGCGGCGCCCGTCACCGCGTCCGCCCAGGTGGCACTGTCCCAGGTGGCCTGGTCGAACAGCACCGAAACGCGGGCCTGGAGGTCGCCCACCATGAGGGCGCTGGAGACGTGGGAGCCGGGCACCGGGTAGGTGTGCGTGAGGGCGCGGGTAAAGCTGATCTCGCCGCTGATCTGCACATCGCGCACCATGGCCATGTCCTCGATGCGGTGCTCGATGGTGACGGGCTGGCTGTAGCCGGTCACGTCGCTGAAGGTGACAGTTCCTGCCTCCAGGTCGGCGGTGTAGCCCGCGTTGATGACCGTACCGTCGGCCCCGATGACGCGCACCCGCGACAGCCGCACGCGGCCGCAGTCGATGGTCTGCGCGTTGGCCACCGTGGCGGTGACCTTGCCGGTGTGGCCCACCACGGCGAAGCCGCCGGGGCGAAAGATCGGCACGCGCCCATCACTGGGCAGTCGCACCGGGTCGATGCCGAGCAGGTCGGCATCCAACGGCAGGTAGCTGTAGGCCACGGCGTTGTAGCGCAGGCTGCCCAGCATGGCCAGGTCGGCCGGCATGCTGGTGAGCCCGGCAATGCCCAACGCCGACAGGTCCACGTTCATGGCGGCCGGGCCGTTGGGGTCCACAAAAAACAGGCGCACCAGGCCAAACTCGTAATCGACCAGGCCCTTGACGCGCGTGCCGTCGATCTTGCCGTCCACCCCGGCGGTGAGGTTGAACGTGGTGCCGTCCTGCAGGGTGCCCAGCACCGACAGGCTGCCGGGCCGCAGGGGCGCGGTCGCGGTGCGAAACACCGTCTGAAAAGCCGTGAACGGCGAGGCAACGCCCTCGGCGGGCGGCACCAGCAGGCCGCGCCAATCCTGCACCGTGGACGCTGCGCCCGCAGTCCAATCGACCATGGTTACCCGGCCAATGGTGCTTGCGACAGAGCCCACCTGGGTGCCACCCCCGGTGGTGGGCGATGGGTTTGCCATGAGCGTGTCACCGGACATCTGCAGGTAGGTGTCGGCCCCCAGCCTGAAGCCGGCGCCACGCAGCACGCGGTTGGGAAGCATGGAGGTGCTGATGCGCAGTTCGCTGGCGATGCCGCCCACGGAGTCGGCATTGGGCGTGGTGTTGGCGTAGTAAATCGTGGTGGACTGGTCCAGCGACGCCGCCGTGCTGGAGCTTTTGGTGCCGGAGTAAAACACCCAGAACGTATAAGACGTTGTGTAGTAACTGTACGTGTTGATCCTCGGACCCGTGCCTACCGGGGCGAGGTTGGTAGGGACGGCAAGCGTGAAGGCGCCGGTGGTGTAGGTGATCGTGCCGCACTCCACCGGCGCCGCCGAGTAGATGCTGGGGACTATGTAGAGTTTGCCGCCCCGGTCGTAAACACTCCACACCTCTGCGGAGTCCTGTTGCCCCGACTGGTAACCGCTGTATATCTCCCAAGTGTAGGTGCGCCCAACGATGACCGAAAAGCGCACGCTGCCGGGGGTGATGTTGGTGGCGCCAATGCTGCCAGAACTCAGGTTCACCACGGCAGACATGCCGGTGTTGATGGTGGTGTCCAACAGCAGCGGCGTGCCCGGTGGGGGCAGCACGTTGGGGCTGATGCGCACCACGCCGGCCGAGTAGTCGATGGTGCCGGTGGCGTCGCCGGTCAGGTTGCCCAGGCCGTCGTCGGTGGCGGTCTTGGTGCCGTTGTAGCTCCAGCCCACGGTGGCCGAGCCGGGGGCGATGGCCTTGCTGCCGCTTTCTTCGCTCATCAGGCCATCGGTGTTGATGGGGATGTATGCCTTGCCGCCGTTGAGCAGCGGCGCGTTGGGGGCAGGGTATTGCTGCAGCGCAGAGTAGGACTGCACCACCAGGGCGCTGCCCACGTCGGGCAAGGCGCCCAGGGTGACGACCACCGAGCCCGTGGTGTGGTTGACCGTGCCGGCGCCGTGGGTGGAGTCGTTGCCTGCGAGGCGGCCGCTGCCATCGTCGCGCAGGGTGTACCAGCGGCCTTGCGCCAGATAGGCGATGTTGGTGGTGCCCGGCAGCGGCGGCGTGCCCAGGGTAAAGGCGTAGCTCAGGCTGCGGCCCTCGACGGTGATGGGCACGATGGATTGCTCCGACACCATTTCGGGCAGTTCAGCGGGCGTGAACGTGACTTGGTGCGTGCCTGTCGCTGCGCCAAAAACGGCGGTGGTCAGCGCGGCGATGCCGTTGCCGTAATCCACGGTGCCCACCTGTGCGCCGGCGTTGACCAGGGTGCCACCCAAGTCCGTCAGGGTGATGCCATCGCGCACGATGGTCAGCGAGCCGGGGTAAATGGGGGCGCCCACGTGCATCTGCTGGGTGGTGGTGAAGCCGAGCGTGAGCGTGCGGGTGAGCGGCCCGCCGGTGGCGGCCAGCGCCGCCGACAGGCCATTCATGCGGATGTCGCTGAGCGGCGTTTCGGTCTGCGCGCTGGGCACAAGTTGGGTATAGACCGATGCGCCTTTGATGGTGAAGTCGCCCAGCGCGGCGGCCTGCGTGAGTGGCACCACGCCGGTGTAGGAGCCGGCGTCGGCCACCACGGTGTCGCGCACCTTGGTGCCCGTGGAAAGGCGCTTGAAATAGCGCGATGCGGGCGAGCCGGGCATGTCGGCACGCAAGGAATCACTGAGGTCCAGTGTGACGATGTTGGCCTTGTAGTCGCCTTGATCGTCGGTGAAGGTGCGCTCCACCGATGCGACTTTTGTCGCGCGAACATACTGCTCTTTCTGATCGCCAGCGCCCTCGTTGGCGGTGAGGACCAGGGTCCTGCCGACAGTGGGCAGGGCCTCGCTGGTGCGCTGGAATATCTGAATCACGCGCTGGCCGGCGATGTGGTTTTCGTACAAGTAGCCCGCCCATTCAGGGCCCTTGTTCAGATACGCCTCCACCCGTGACTGTGCGGCGTCGCGGCGGTCGAAAACGTCCTCCGTCGAAAAAAGCGTGACGCTGACGTTCGGGTCGCTCGGCGGCTCGGCCACGATGACGTTGGCGCCTAGATAGGCGTCGGTGTCGGCCGTCTGCACCGACACATGGACCTTGCGCAGATTGACGCGGCCACCGGCGCGGTCGAGTTCGCTGATGTCGGGGAAGATGGCGTTGGAGGCCGCATCGACGATGACGGTGGACGTGGGGGCGCCGCCGCCCTCGGGCACGTCGGCCATGGTCTGGCTGGCTACGAGCTTGATGTCGCCGGTGAGGATGGGCATGGGGTCAGACTTTCATAAACTTGAAGGTGGGCAGGTACAGCAGCTCTTGCGTGATCTCGCCATCTGCCAGGCGCCAAATGGGCTGCGCACTGAAACCGCCTTGCGCGTGGTCAAACATCACCCTGTGTGTGGTGCCGCGCAGCACCAGGTCGAGCTCGATACCGGGCAGCGCCGCCCAGGCCTTGAGCGTGTCGCACAGTGCGCGGGTGATCCAGGCGTTGGTGCTGTTGCCGTCGAGCGTGATGGGCTGGCCCGCCAGCTTCACGGCCACATCCACCAGCAGCGCGCCGGTGGTGCTGTAGGCCGTGGCCTGGTCCACCGGGCTCCAGTCGTATTCGTTGGTCCAGATCAGTCGATCGCTCAGCGTGGCGGTGGTGCCGCTGTAGGTCAGGGTGATGCTCATATGGCGGCGCCCTTGGCTGCGGTGAGCTGGCGGATCAGCTCTTGCAGGTCGCGTGCGCCGGCCGCGTCGGTATTGATGCTGCGGCGGGTGCCTTCGACCGTGATGTTCACCGTGGTGCCGGTGGTGGTGCCGGGCGTGGGTGACGTGTTGGTGAGTGCCGGGCTGGTGCCGCCGTTGGCGGATTTCATGGCGTTGCGATTTTCCATGGCAGACACCTCGGCATTCCACTCGGCCAGGGTGGTTTGGCGTCCGAAACCGTCTGTCTTTGTCGTGAAGGGGTTGTCTTTGGCGTATTGCGCGTCCCACGCGGCCTTCCAGGCATCGGCCTCGGCCCGGGTGTTGAAGGTGGGCACGGCATCCACCGGGGTCATGTTGCCCCGGTTCATGAACTTGCTGGCTTCGAGGTCTTTGTTGTAGGCGTCGCGGCGGGCCTGCTCTGCGGCGGCCAGCATTTGCCCGGCGGCGGCCAGGTCTTTAACTTCCTGGCTGGCTGTTGCCGCATCGATGCCCATTTGCTTGAGGGAGGCCGACACATCGCGCACGGCGGTGCCCACGCCGGCCACGGCTGTTTTTGACTCACCCATGGCGCGCAGGGTGGTTTTGCCCGCGGCGTCCACCTCTACCGCGTAGCCACGGGCGGCGGCCTGTGACTCGACCCAGCTGGGTGCCACGCCGTTGTTGGCGGCAATAGCATCCTCAGCCGCCTTCTTGAAGGCTGCGCCCAGCTCGCGTGCGCTGGCGGTGCCGCTGGATGCCAGCGTGTCGTAGGCATCCTTGGCGGTGGCGGCGGTTTTCTTCAGCGATTCATCGCTGGTGATGCCCAGCGTCTTCATGGCCTCGCGCACGCTGGTGATGCCAGGCGTGGCGGCATCCAGCGCATCCTTGAGCGCATTGGCCTTGTCTTTGGCCTGGTCGAGCAGGCCGTCCGCGATCTTGTCTCCCAGCTGCGCGCGCACCTGCTCAATTTTTGCGCGAATGGCCTCCAGCGCCTTTTCGCTGTCTGCCGAAGCGATGGCTTTCGACAGGCTGGCGGTGAGCGCCCGCCCAGTGTCAACCCCCTGCTCCTGGAGCTTGTCGAGGCCGCCGATCAGCGCATCCACGTCATTGATGGCGCTGCGTGACGCGGCGCCAATCTTGCCTTGCAGCACATCAAAATCAAGACCGGTTCGCTTGACCGATTCGCGCACGACCGCGTCCATCATCTGGGCTACGCGCTCGCCTTCGCGGGCAGCGCCGGAGAACGCCGCCCGCGCCATCACTTCAAATTGCGCGAGATCCTTGCCATTGAGGGCTTGCGCCCACGCCGCCTCAAACTCGGTCGCCGAGACCTTCCCGTCGGCCGACAGCTTGTCCAGCACGGCAGAAAAATCCTTGACCCCCTGAATCTTGCCCAGGTCGAACGATTCACCGACCTTCTTGATCGCCTCCGCAGAGCTGGCACCTTCCTTGGTCAGCTTCTCGAACTCGGCGACACCTGCCCGCGCTGCTTTTGACAGCTCGAATTGCTTGTCGGTGGCCGCCTGGATGGATGCCGCCAGCCGGGCACGGTCAGCCGCCGCCTCTTTGGCGATCTCTGCGTGCATCTTGTCGGCACGGGCCAGCTCCTCCGTTCGGTCCTTGTAGCCCGCCAACTTGGCCGCGCTCTCCCCGATCCAGGTGCCGAGCAGCGCACGGTACCCCGATGCCACCGAGATGGAGGTGCGCCGCGAGCTGGACTATCTGGAGAGCCGCGACCTGGCCAAGGTGTTCACCGATCCGCTGGGCCAGGTGAGTGCTGACCTGACGCGCTATGGCATCGACATTGCGGAGTACACGGTGCCGGTGGAGCCGGGCATCGCGCGCCCGCCAAAGGTCTGACCCATGGGCCGCAAAAGCAGCATTGACCGGCTGGACCCGGAGATCAAGGCCTACATCAGCGCCATGCTGGCCACGGGCAGCGTGACGCTGGATGAGTTGATCGCGGACCTGCAGGAGCGCTACCCGGTGGCCTCGAAAGCGGGGGATTTGCCCAGCCGCTCTGCCATGGGCCGCTATGGGCAAAAGCTGGAGCGGCGCCTGTCGGCCATTCGGGCCAGCACCGAGGCGGCCAAGATGATCCAGGCGCAGGCGGGCGACGACAAGGATGCCCGCAGCGAGGCGCTGACGGCCCTGGTGCAGACCGAACTGTTCGAGGCGATCCTGGCGCTGCAGGAGGCGGATGATCCGCAGGCCAATGCGGAGGATCGGGTTGCCATGCTGAGCTCGGCGGCGAAGAACATTGCCACGCTGACGCGCAGCAGCGTGAACCTGAAGAAGTTTCAGGCCGAGACCGAGGAGGCGGCACGCAAGAAACTGCTGGAAGAGCAGCGTGCGGCGCTGGAGGCCATGCCCAACAAGGGCGGCGTGACGGCCGACACCAAAGCAAAAATCCGCGAAGCGTTGGGGATCGTGTAGCCATGATCATCAAAGGCCGCGCCAAGTGCATTCCGAAGGATCGCGAGGCGATCTTTTTGCCGTTTCAGTCCCAGTGGATTCAGGATGAGTCGCGCATCAAACTGATGGAGAAGTCGCGCCAGATCGGCATCAGCTGGTCTACCGCCTATGGTGCTGACGAGCGCGCCTCTGCCCAGGGCGCCCGCTTTGACGAGTGGGTGAGCAGCCGCGACGATATCCAGGCCCGTCTCTTCATTGAAGACTGCAAGCTGTGGGCCGGCATCATGGGCATGGCGGCCAAGGACCTGGGCGAGGTGGTGCTGGATGCAGAGAAGAAGCACAGCGCCTATGTGCTGCAGTTCGCCAGTGGCCGCCGCATTCACAGCATGTCGAGCAACCCGGACGCCCAGGCCGGCAAGCGCGGCAGCCGGGTGCTGGATGAGTTTGCACTGCACCGCGAGCAACGCAAGATGTGGGCGATTGCCTACCCCGGTATCACCTGGGGCGGCAGCATGGAGCTGATCAGCACGCACCGGGGATCGCACAGCTTTTTCAACCAGCTGGTGCGCGAGGCCCGCCACGGGGGCATGCTGCCCATCGGCCAAACGACAACGCCCGCGAGCTTTGCCGAGGCTGCACCTGGCCCAGCGCAGCCCGATGCCCTTGACGCCCTGATTGACGCCGAGCAGGCGCAGTGGCGCCCGGCCATGGACCCGCTGGTGGACCCGATCCGTGCCTTGCTGGCCGACGCGGCCGCGCGTGGCCAGTCGGCGGCCGAGCTGCTCGCGCGCCTGCCGGAGCTGCTGCCCCAGCTCAATGCCGACGAACTGGCCACCTCGCTGACCCGCGTGGCTTTTGCCGCGCGCCTGGCGGGCGACGCAGGCATGGCGAACGGGTAAGGCCATGTCTGCCGCTACCGATTTCGCCGATCTGCAAAAGCTGACCCCTGCCGAGGCCGTGGCCTGGCTGATGGAACGCAACAAGCTCACGCGCAGCTATGCCTGGCAGGATGTGTGGCAGGACGAGCATGGCCACCAGTTCACGGTGAGCCGCCTCACGCGGCTGGATTTGCTACAGGCGCTGCACGATGCCATCGTCAAGTCGGTGGAGGGCGATCTGAGCCGCAAAGACTGGATGCGGGACGCTGAGCAGCTGCTGACGGATGCCGGCTGGTGGGGAACCAAGGCAGTAACCGACCCGGCCGATGGCGAGATCAAGCTGACCAAGTTCGATTCGGCGCGTCTGCGCCTGATCTACGACACCAACACGCGCCAGGCCTACGCCACCGGCCTGTGGGAGCGCGTGGAGCGCAGCAAGCGCACCCATCCCTATGTGCGCTACATCACCAAGCAGGACGAGCGCGTGCGTGCGAGCCATCGCGCCTGGGACAACCTGACGCTTCCAGTGGACGACGCCTTTTGGAAGACCCACTGGCCGCCCAATGGCTGGCGCTGCCGCTGCCGCGTCATGAGCATGAGCCAGCGCGACTATGACAAGGGCTACACGCTGGACCGTCCTGGCGCGGAATACGAGCAGGACGCCCCCACCGTGCGCAAGCCCCTGAACAAGCAGGCGCCCGAGGTGAAGATGCGCGAATACGTCAACCCGCGCTCGGGCGAGGTGACCCAGGTCCCCGAGGGAATAGACCCCGGTTTTGCCTACAACCCCGGCCTTGCCCGCCAGCAGGCACTGCAGCAACTGGTGGACGGCAAGCTGCGCGGCGCCGCCCCCGGACTGGCCGATGCGGCCCGCCGCGACGGCTTCAAAAAGGACTGATCCATGCTGGCGATCACCGTCGATGACAAGGCCTTTCGCTCCAGCCTGGACGCTATCTACCGTGGCATGAGCGACCTCACGCCGGTGATGCAAAGCATCGGCATGGAGTTGGAAAGCCGCATCAGCGGCCGCTTTGAGAGCCGCACCGACCCATCCGGCAATGCCTGGTCGCCGTGGGCACAGTCCACGGTGGACAACTACCCAGAAGACGGCAACCGGCGCTTGCTGGACCGCTACGGCGACATGCTTTCCAGCTTGAGCCACCAGGCCGACGCCACCAGCGTGCGCGTGGGCTTCGGCCAGCCCTACGCGGCGTTCCATGAGTGGGGCACCAAGCACATGCCACGGCGCGGGTTGCTGTTTGCCGATCCTGATGCAGGCACACTGAGCCCGGACGACGAGGCGGCGGTGCTGGACATCCTGGACGTTTGGTTGAGCGACCTGGGCAACTAGCTGCGGCAAAATGCAAAAAGCGCCCAAAACGGCGCTTTTTCTACTTTGGTGCTGGTTTTCATGTTGGGAAAGAGATTTTCAAAGGCCCGTCCCACTCCATCCCGCGATAGCCCCGAAAATCCCGATTTATCGCGCCGCCCACTCTTTCTTTATCTCAACTCCCCTCAGCTACGACAGCAGGCTGCGTTGCCCGGTATTTGTCACACCGTGCCGTCAGGCCCCGGCGTGGAGTCGGACACTGGGCTGTGCAGTGCCTGCGGCCCGGATTTTTCGGGCGGCTCAAAACAGTCGCGGAACGTGA